GAAAGATGTACTCAAATTTTATTTTTCAACTTTTTAGAAATATTCAGTTGCTTTTTTAACACCATATATATCTCGTAGTTTTCTTAGATTTCAAAAGTTCATTATGAAAAATTTCTATAAAAATATAATTTATTACAAGGATACTTTAATATATATAACAGTTAAAATGCATAGAAATGTGCTAATATAAAAGAGTAATCTGTAAAAATTGATATTTTATCAGTTTCTAATCTAAATACATCTGCCAATCAATAGATAAAACTCTTAGCTACATCTTAGCAAGCCAGAGAGCCTACAACAGCCTACAACAGCCTGTGAGAGTCCGCGAAAGCCTAAGCAAGAAGGATGACTGCGATGGCTTATTGCATCTATGAGGGGAATGATAAGAATGTTTTCGGTAAAAAAATGAAAAAGAATAACTTCTACAAAAATATCACGATAGGCGAAGATGAGGTATATTGTCGTGGTATTGAAGAGGCCGACGATAATATATGTGTTGATTACGCGGACAGCGCAGACTACCCTGACAGCGCGGACTACGACTATTTCGGAGATTTAGTTTGAGGTTTGTTATCAATATACTCCTTATATCCCCCTATAAATACACCGTCCTTGAATATCATAGGAAAGTATATGTAGGGTTTTATAGTATATTTGTGGATATATTTATAAAAATTATCGCGCTCTCTAAGAGTTAATAGATATTTATCACAGTTTACTACATATTTTTTTGTTTTTATATCGCTACATAATAGATTACAATATTTACAGTTTGATATTGTATAAATTGTGTAATCTGTTTTATAGGGTTTAACATATTTTTTATCCATTTTTATTCTATTATTACAAATGATTATTTACTTTTTCGTTTTATTCCATTCAATAGCTACCTTCTGCATTATTTGAGGCGCCTTCTCGTCATGAAACTTTTTCTTTAATATAGCAAAGTGCTTCTTGACAAACTTATTGTAAGGACTTAAGGCTCTTTTGGCGACAACCTTAGAACCCTTCTTCTTTCTCGCACCCCCTTCTTGCCCATCACCCGAGTCATCAGAATATAAATTCTCAATCTTAGGATCTGCTACAGTATCTGTTTCAAGATCTCCAGCGTTGCCGGCGTTGCCTCCTCTTTTAGCTTTAGGTTTCCCTACAGATTTTCTTACAACTCTCTTTTTGGCGCCACCGTTATTACAGCATCCGGAACCTCCTAACATTACTCTACTTATTATTCTATTGTATATATAGATATTTATTTTTTGGCAGACATTATTTTTTTATGTTTCTTGCTATTTAAATGTCGCAGCATATGAAAATCTCTAAAACACACATATTCAATACCACACTCGCACTTTATAGTATTATGGAGCTTTCGCGTATTATATTCTTGAATCGCCCGCTCTTTATATTTTTCTTCTTCGCAATAATATTTGATTTTACACATATCACAATACATATAATATATCTTTTCTTTATCGTTTTTATATGAGAACTCGTCAAACGGTTTAACTTTATGACACTTGGTGCATTCCATAATAATTATAATGCCTAGAAATTATTATGAATAATCAATTTTTTTAGATATAAGATTATGGCCATAAAATATAATAATTATGAAACTATTGATTTTCGGCAGCAAAGGGTGGATAGGGAGACAATTCTGCGAATATTTGGATAATAATAATATTCTATATATTGAAAGCGATTCGCGAGCTGATAATGAGAAAGATGTAGAAAAAGAAATAAACGAATATAAACCTACTAACATCGTTTCGTTTATTGGAAGGACTTACGGAGGAACCTTCAATACCATAGATTATCTAGAACAGCCTGGAAAATTAGTTGATAACATCCGCGACAATTTATACGCGCCTATGATATTGTCAATATTGTGCGAAAGATACAACATTCACTATACATATATGGGAACCGGCTGCATTTTTGAATATTGCGTAGGCGAAGCAGGCGAAGCAGGCGAAGCGAAAAAACGCGAAGATGATGTGCCTAACTTTTTTGGCTCTTCGTATTCCATAGTAAAGGGATATACTGATAGATTGCAGCATATGTATTCTAAGAATACTCTAAATCTACGCATTAGAATGCCTATCGTCAATTATGATCACGATAGGAACTTTATTACTAAAATTACAAAATATGAGTATGTCTGTTCAGTCGCTAATTCTATGACAGTATTACCCGATATGTTCCCTGTAATTGCCGATATGATTAAAAAGAATGTTGCTGGAACATTTAATCTATGTAATAAAGGCGCGATAACTCACAACGAGATTTTGGAGCTATATAAAATGCACGTGGATAATAATTTTACTTGGAAGAACTTCTCAATAGAAGAGCAGAATAAGGTACTTCTTTCAAAACGCTCAAATATTGAATTATCAACGGAAAAATTGTATGAATTGTATCCTAATATTCCTGACATTAGGACATCTATTGAGAACTGTATGATTACTTATTCACGTCTTCTATAAGTGCTATTCCCTCTCGGCTATCATAATATATATCAAATAAATCCGTTAAATCGCTTATAGACCCGTCGTTTATTATTTCAACATCATAAGGAATATCTATGTATTCGTTTTCAGATATATGTGTATCTCTCACGCCTCCGGCGCCTTCAACTATATTAATAGAAGGCCTACTTATTTTTACTATAATTAAAGAGCGTATCTTTGCCGAACTTTTTAATTTATTATATTCGTGTAAAAATCGCATATCGCTAATTACATAGGAATCGCAAGAATCGCAAGAGATACGAGATAGCAAGATATCTGCCAAGAAGCCTCTATTCGTGTTTGGGATTAATTCGTCAATAGCGTGTTGCATTATTTCGGTTCCAAAAAATTGCAACGCTTTGCGCGGAGATATTCCCCAACGCTCGTCAATAATTTCTTTTTCATCACCAATAGCATTCTCTTCGTCAATTCCTACCTGAATATCATTAAAATTAAACAGCTCCCTGACGGCTTTTTTCAAGGGCTCTGCAAAAGATAATTTCTTAAATCCCCGAGTAGCCACTAAATATTTTGCCAACACATCTTTACCACTCCTTTTAGCACCACATATAGCTATGATATTTGACATATTATGTATATATAATATATAAGTATATTATTTCATATAACAAAATCAATTTTTAACATAATACAAATAAAAATAAAAATTGACATTTAAGAATTAATTAATTATAATTAACTAACGCACATTTGTCATATAATGTTTTCATCAAATAACTGCTGGGATATTATGGATACCTATTTTTTAAAGGGGGGGTCGCGAGAATCATCAAACCCTCTTGTTAAACACCAAATAGACAGTTATAATAAGTTTGTAGATAATACACTCGGACAAATTATTGCCGGCTTCAATCCTATCAAAGTCAAGGTAACAAATCCCAAGAGTGATTTATCAATCAACGACAATAACTATAAAATATCCATTAATATTCTTCAGCCGAGTATCACGAAACCCAGTTATCAAATGGGCGATGGAACGCATAATATTATGACACCGTATATTGCCAGAATGAATAATATGTCATATTCTAGCGGTATCTATGTCAACGTCCATATTGTTACAGAATACACTAATAAAAATGGGATGATTGAGAAGTTTGACAAAACCGTTAATAATATTTACATCGGCAAAATCCCTATTATGGTCCGCTCCAAGCTATGTGTTCTCAGTCAAATGCAAGGAATCTGCGAAGAGAATAACAGCGAATGTATCTATGATTTCGGCGGCTACTTTATTATTAATGGAAATGAAAAGGTCCTTATTTCGCAAGACAGGATTAATGAAAACAAGACGCTCGTATTTCATCCTAACAATAATAGCGAAGGGTTATATGCCGAGATTCGTTCTGTCTGCAATTCGTCGTATCTTCCTCCAAAGACAACTTGTCTGAATATGAGCGGTAAATTAAATCATATGGGACGTATCATTCGTATCAATACATCGTTTCTTAGGTCAGAGGTTCCTGTGTTTGTAATGTTTCGGGCTCTCGGTATTCTCAGCGACAAAGAGATTATTCACCACATTGTATATGATACGACGAAGGAAGAGAATAAAAGAGTCATTGCCGAATTGATGGCTTGTTGCGAGGATGCTTGTGATATAAAGACGCAAGAACAGGCTGAATGCGTCCTTATTAAGATTATGAACGGCTCCAACAAGAACAATGAGCATTCAGTAAATAAGACGCTTTTGCACAATAATTTGTTGAACGATTTTCTCCCGCACGTTGGCAAGAGTTATAGGAGAAAGGCGTTATATATCGGCTATATTATTCGCAAAATGATTCGCATTTATCTCGGCTACGATACATATGATAATCGCGATTCGTATATTAACAAGCGCGTAGATACTCCGGGAGTTTTGATGAGTAATTTGTTTCGCCAGTGTTATGGCAAATTGACGAAGGAGTTGAAAGTAGCTATTGAGAAGGAGCTTAGTATGTGGCGCGGCAATTCAAATACACCGCTTTCAAATATTATCTCGGATATTAGCATTCACCGGTTTTTCAAGCAATCTCTGTTGGAATCGTGGATTAAATACTCCTTCTCAACAGGCAATTGGGGTATCAAAAGTATCGGCAGTTTTCAGAATATTAAGCAGGGAGTTTCGCAAGTTCTAAATCGTATGTCTTATGCGAGCACCTTGTCTCATATGAGGCGTATTAATACTGCTATGGAAAAGAATGGAAAGCTCGTACAGCCGAGAAAGTTGGATAATTCGCAGATTGGTATGATTTGTCCTGCAGAAACGCCAGAAGGCAGTTCGGTAGGATTAGTGAAAAATATGGCACTTAGCACAAATGTATCAATTGCTATGAATAGCTATCATATCAGAAAAGTTCTTGAAGAATTGGGTGTAGTTATGTATGACGACACCTATAAATCAGGAGATAAGCCAGGAGATAATTTGGAAAAATCGGCAATTAATTTCCTAAAAAATATGGGAAATAGCTCAAATGTTTATATTATGGTGAATGGCGATATTATCGGTTATTATGATAAACCTATTGAGCTCTATAAAACACTGAAACACTATAAGAGGTCAAGTATCATTCATCCGATGACATCAGTTGTTTGGAATATTCAAAAATCAAACATTATTATCAGTACGGAGGCGGGGCGTATGTATAGACCGCTCTTTATTGTAGATTATGACTCTAAATTGAAAAAGAGCATATTGCGAATTGAAAAGATTTTAAAAAGAAAAAATATGAAATGGGAGGATTATATCAAGGATAAAAACTTTGACTATTTCATATCTCCCAACGAACCCTATGTTCCCCGCGAAGCTGGAGAGTCTTACGAGAAGGCTCGCAACGATGATGACGGCAATAGCGACGAGAGCTATTTGGAAGAAGAAGGATTTCTTGAATATATGGATTGTGATGAAATTAATACGGCGATGATTGCGACATTCCCTGCCGATTTGGATGAAGGAATTAAGGGAACGGCTCTTCCTCCCTGTTATACGCATTGCGAGATTCATCCAAGCTTAATGAATGGTATTCTTGGAGCTAATATTCCATTCAGCGACCATAATCAATCCCCGAGAAATTGCTATCAGTGTGCTATGGGCAAACAGGCACTTGGTATTTATGCAAGTAATTTCAACAAACGTATTGATACTATGGGGAATATTTTGAATTACCCGCAAAAATCCTTGGTATATACTAAATTATCAAAATATACTATGGCACACAAATTGCCGTCAGGAGTTAATGCTATTGTTGCAATTATGACGCATACTGGATTTAATCAAGAAGATAGTATTATGATTAATCAGTCAGCATTAGACCGCGGTTTATTTACGAGCACTTATTACAAGGCGCTCAGGGATGTTTGCAATAAGAATCATAGCACGGGAGAGGAAGAAATATTTACGAATCCTAATGATAAAACTGAAAAGAAGCCATATTGTTATGATAAGTTGGATGAGAATGGCTTTGTCCCAAAGAATACTTATGTAACCGGAAATGATATTATTGTAGGTAAGGTTATGCCTAAAAAGTGTAATGGTGAGATTTCATATCAAGACAGCAGTCTTACGATGAAAACGAATGATGATGGTTATATTGATATGAATTATAATGGCATAAATAGCGATGGCTACAGGTTTTGCAAAGTGCGTATTCGCAAGAACCGTAAGCCAGAGATTGGCGATAAATGCGCCAGCTGTAGTGCTCAAAAGGGAACTATTGGTATGACATATAAACACCAAGATATGCCATATACTAAGGATGGAATTGTGCCGGATATTATTATGAATCCGCACGCTATCCCTTCGCGTATGACTATCGCACAGCTTATGGAATGTATTATGGGAAAAGCCGGGTGTCATATTGGGGCTTTTGGAGATTCTACGCCATATAACGACTGTACTGTTGAGGATATCGCGAAAGTATTGGAGATGTCTGGAATGGAAAGATATGGTAATGAGATTATGTATAATGGAAGGACAGGAGAACAAATAAGGACGGAAATTTTTATCGGCCCTACATATTACCAGAGGCTGAAACATATGGTAACAGACAAGGTTCATTGTCTTACAGAAGACCATGAAGTTCTTACAAATAATGGATGGAAACAAATTGCCGATATTAGTATCAATGATAAAGTGGCAATATTGAAGAATGACGCACTTGTATATGAAAAACCTGTAGAAATCTATAAATACCCTGACTACAAGGGATATATGTATAATATCTCAAATAATATGGTAGATTTAGATGTTACCATTGGACACCGAATGTATGTAGCGAATGCCGCGGGCACAACATATAATCTTGTAGAGGCTAGTAAAATACAAGGACAGAAAATGAGATATAAAAAGGATTCTTTATGGAACGAGGTAGATTATCAATTGGATATTTCAAATGGCGGCAGCGACAGTAGCGATATCAAGCCTATTAATATGGAGGCATGGTTGTCATTCTTTGGTAAGTGGATTGCGCATAATGGAATTGATAAGGAAAATGCTATGCTTATAAACGAATATGGAAATAATGATAATAATGATATTGTGAAATATATCAATAGATTGGATGATAAATACAATTTCCCGGCGTGGGTATGGAAGTTGAGCTCAATTCAATGCAGGTATCTCGTAAAATCTATGGTATCTGTTAAGAACGATGATATCAAAAACAATTTTGAGAATATGTATTGTACATTAAGCGAGAGTTTGGCTGATGATATGACGCGCCTATTGATTCATGCGGGATGGAGTGGGATTAAATCGCGATTTAATAGATATTGGAAGATTACGATTATTAAAAATAAGAATAAACCGATTGTCGGTGATCCGAATGATAAATCAAATAAGGAGAATATCTATTATTACCAAGGCGCCGTATATTGCCTGAGTGTATCTACTGAGGTATTTATGGTAAGGCGAAATGGCAAATCGGTATGGACTGGTAATTCTCGCGGTTCAAATGGGCCTATTGTTATGCTTACACGACAACCAAGTGAGGGTCGCGCTCGCTCGGGCGGACTTCGTTTAGGAGAGATGGAAAGGGATTGCTTTATCGCACACGGAACATCAAACTTCCTTGCCGAAAGAATGCTTCATGTATCTGATAATTATCGCATCTTTATCTGTAAGAAATGCGGGATGCACGCAAATGTAAATACAGATAAAAATATTTATAGCTGTAAATACTGTAAAAATAACACAGATATTGCACAGGTAAGAATGCCTTATGCTTTCAAATTACTAAATCAAGAATTATACACTATGAATATTATGATGAGATATATTTGTAATTAGAATACGGAATGTATTAGATGAAACTTAATACTCGTGCTTTTAGGTATGATTTATTGTGGAAGGATGGGAGTTGTTAATTTCTTTTAGATTATCTAGAAATTTTTGTGCCTGTACTATATTGTTTAGATGATTGTTTAGACGAGGTGTCTTTAAGTTCGTCTTTTATATCAATTGATCCTTTAATTGGTCCTTCAATTTGTCCTTCAATTTTTTGATTATTTTGTAATGTATAAATTAATACATCACTCATCAATAATGAAAACATCTGAATTGTTATATTACTTTCTCTATTTAAAATTCTTAATCTTGTAGATTGAGTAAAAAAGTTTGCTATATTTGTTAAACTTTTAGTTGTTGTGTTTCTAATTTTTGAATATGTTGATGATTTTTCTTTTTCAATATTTTGTATATATTGTGTAAACATTTTTTCGTCAAATAATATATTTTTTTTGTAACTTTCGTCATTATTAAGCATTGCAACATTAATATTAGCATTTTTAATTGTAATTAAAAACATAATTATATATTTGTTATCAGTAATACTATCTAAATATAACTCTAATATTTTTTGAATTTGGTATTTCATTACTTTATATTTACTAGAAACATTATCACTAATAAAATTATCAACTCTTTCATTGTAGTTTTCTGTATTTTCATCATCATTTTTCACAATATTTTTTTTTATAATTTCTCGTATTTTAGTTATATTTTCTATCATATGTAATAAATTACCAATTAGTATGATTAATGATGATTTTAATTCTTTCTCTAAACTAATTTTAGACATTAACCATAATCCTAATAAAGTAAATACACTCGCGATTGCAATTAATGATCCAAAAGTAGTTACGTTGCCTATAATAGTCGTCCCTAATAATCCTATACCAACAATAGTTATAAATGCTGACGAATATTTAGTAATATTTTCAGCTTTTTCTATATTTATTAGTTTATTGTCGTAGGTATTATAATTATGAATACCATGCTGTTTAAACATTAAAACTATAGCTTCAACTTTTTTCTTTTCTTCTTCATTTAAGGTATCAATATTTTTATATTTTTCTAAAAATATAAAAGCCTCTTCTATTCCACATTCTAATTTTTTTTTTTTAATTTTAGCTTCTTCTTGTTTTTGTTTATTAACAAATATATTAAATAAATTTGAAATTTTAAAATTATTTCCACCACCAATATGTTCTTCGTAATCTGTTATTGTTTCCCTATTATATAAGTGTTTTTTTCTTTTAGATCTACTTTTTGTTTTTATAGTTGCTTTTTTAGGTTGGTCCTTTGTTTTTATAGTTGCTTTTTTAATATTATTTATAATTACTTTAACCATAATATCTATATATTTAATATATAAACATTTAATATATAATTTTATAAAAGATGGCGGATAATCATAAATTGTACAAAGTATTAGATGTTAGCAGAGATGCGAGCGATGATGAAATAAAGAGTGCTTATAAAAAGAAGGCGATGCAGTATCATCCTGATAAAAACAAGGGCGACTCTGAATGCGCTACTAAATTCAAGGAAATATCAAATGCCTATAATATTTTAGGAGATAAGGACAAGAGAGAAAAATATAATGCTTGTGGTGATAATAATTATAATGAAGGTTCTCAGGATAATATGAGAAGCCATCAAGATATTTTTGAAGCATTTTTTAGAGGACACGAACATGGCTTCGGAGATAGTTTTTTCAGTTTTGGAGGCGGCGGTGGAGGTGGAGGCGGTAGAGGTGGAGGCGGTGGAGGTGGAGGCGGTAGAGGGGGGGGAAGAGGCGGGAATAGGCCACAACAGAAGGCCGATTCTATAGAAAGTGTATTTAATTTAACACTTGAAGATATATATGAGGGGTTTAATAAGGATTTAAATATTAAATTGAAGAAATATTGTACGAGCTGTAATGAGGAATGTCCTGATTGTGATGGAAAAGGATTTATACATCGTATCCAAAATATGGGTATAATGCAGACTATATTTCAATCACAGTGTAATAAATGCGGAGGCGAAGGTATAGTGATAAAAGGCAAGTCTAGTTGCAAATTGTGTAGTGGCAAAGGATTTTACAATAAGGACATCAAGGCTACTTTAATTATACCAAAGGGTGTTAATGAAGCTTATAGGACGGCTTTTCCCGAATTGGGAGAGCAACCTAAGACAGATAATGTTAAACCGGGCGATTTAATAATTAGCATAAAAATAGAGGAACACAAGCATTTCAAGAGGAATGGGAATGACCTTCATTATAAGACAGACATATCTTTTATAAACTCTATAATAGGCGAAGTAATTACTATACCATATTTTAAGGATACTATTGAGATAAACACCAAAATACTTGGTGTTATTTCAAATGGCAAAAAATATCTATTGGAAGGCAAAGGATTGCCTATATTAAATACTAATAATAAAGGCAATATGTTCATAGAATTTAATATTAATTACCCGAAAATTAAAAATACCGAAAAGCTTGACGAATTGAAGAAGCTACTTGAAGAAATATTTGTTTAATCGCTCTATATTGCTATGCTATTTTTTTTATTATCTATTGCATATAAGATATTGTATATTGCCGATAGATTTACAGAGGTTCTATCAAAGCCGGCATTTTTAATAAACTTTAGAAGTTCATATGCTTGCTTGTCATTTTCCACAATCTTATTATCATATCTTGTAATAATAAAGATATACTCTTTAGGGTCTGTTATTAAATTTTTGTTAATATAGAAGGATTTTCCAAATGTATCTCGTGATAAATTGTTGTTATTTTGGCCATTATCAGAATCTACGTCGGTATATTTAATATAAACAAAATTGTCTTTTGACAAATCATAATATACGAAGGCAGGAGACATATTATCATTATATTCTGGTTCATCTTGTAAATGAAATATAACATTGCTGAGATTTATATGTTCTCCAAAAACGACATTTGTAGTTTTTGCAACAAAATCGTATTGGAGACAGAAGCTAAAGTTTGATAACGATTTATCTACTATATTTTTTTTTATTAGATATACATTGTATCTATAGGGATATTCCAAGCTGTCATTGATTTCTATGGCTTGTTCTATTTCCTTGCATCTCTTTATTTTACTTGCTTCTCTATAAATAACATCATAATACATAACGACCAAAATAAATATTACGAGGGCTATAAATATTAAAATAATCAAATGCTGATAAACAGACATATTATAAGTATTATTAGTGACCTTAGACAAACTGTATAATATATAATAAGATTGCGCCTCAAAGCCTGATATATATACATTTAATATATTAAACATCTCTTGAAAACTACTGTTTTCTTGTTTTTCTGGATTATTTTCCATTTAATCTACAATAATATAATAAAATTCTTTTTAGATAAATAGCTTTTCGCGATTATTTTTAGCATAGAATATATCATTTATTATATTGATATTATAGTTTTCGTTTTTAGAATATATCTTTGTAAATTTTATCAAATCTTGCGCGGTCTCATCGTGTGGCAGCTTATTATTATTATCATCAACGAGTATATATTTAAATCTGCTTTCGTTTAAGACATTCGCATCTATATTTGCTATTTTTTCGCTCTTCATCGTTCTTAGATTAAAATAATAAAAAACGAGCTCTTTTTGTGCTTCTATGATTTCGTCGCCATCACCGTAATTTCCGTCGTCGGTTCCGTAATCAATTACAGTTTTTTTCTTCATAAAATCATATGTGATTTTTAATATATATTTGGATGTTGTAGTATCTATTAAATCATTATTGATAATTATAATGTTATATATGAAAGGTTTCTTCATCCTATTATTATTTTCAATAGTATTTATTATTTTGCCACATTTGGATAATTTTTTAGCATCAGTATATATGTTATCCCAATATAACACTATGGATATTATAGATATTATAGCTATGAAAATAAAACTAAATAGCACTTCGTTGTAATTTGTTTTGGTCTCGTTGTATATCTTTTCTAATTGATAATTAAACGAATGGTAGAATAATATTATAAACCGTAGTTTATCTAAATACTTATATATTAATGCCAACATAAACAAGCCAAAAATTATAAATACAGACAATTTAAAAAATGTTATTATATCAAGTCCAAACAATAAACCTATAAATATTAGTAGAAATATTAGTAGAAATATTATCGTATATACGCTGTAACTTTTAATATAATTATCATCAGTATCATAATTAATTTTATATATTATATATAATAATATACCAAGAATACAAAATTTAATAAATAAAGCACCAATAGTATTTTCCGTTTCTTTTACTACATCGTTATTTAATGAATTATAATTAGAATAATGTTCTATATACCCCATTTATTCTATAATAATATTTTTAATTATATACTAATATATATCCCAATGTATTCATAATGTATTATATTAGAGTTTCGTTGCTATATTTATATTAACATCAAATGTCGTTACTGAGTTAGCTATATTTGCCGAAGTTATATCGTTTTCAGAGGTAATTATTGATAAGTTTTTTAAAATATTAGCGTCGGTGGTATGTTCCCTAACTTTCATAACATCTACCATATATGTCTCTTTTTCCTCATAATGCTGTTTAGCTTTATTGTAAAGATTTTTTTCTAATTCCGTTATATATATTCTTTGGGTTTCATAAGGTAATCTTAGAATAGATGCCATATCAAACTTATTTTCAAACTTTTCTTTTTCTTTTTTCTTAAATAGATTAGATGATAGTATAAATAATCGCTGTAAATTTAGAAAGGCGAAGGAATAGAAAGGGGATTCATACATTATTATTTTAAATACTTCAACCAATTCATCAAAAGGCCATAATTTTGTAAGCCACTTAAGAATAAATATATTCTGTAAGAGAAGCCAAAATCCAAAGATTACAAGTATAAGAACAGTTAAACAGCCAAAAGCTATACCATAAAACTTACCTAATGCACTGTTAAAAATAAATTTATCAAATACAAAAACGATAGGCCATAAGACTCCTCCGCCGCCTATTGTATAATGAAAAAGATTATAGATTGGTGGTAAAAAATACCTAATTAATTTATGAATTGTTAAGTTATAACCTATGTATAATAACGCTATTAAACAGAAAAACCAGATATATATAAATATAGCTATTGTTGTCAGTGACACTTTTACTAAACCAAGAGTAGTTATTTTAGCCATTACTTTGCTACCAGTCAATTGTTGGCCATATTTTTTAATATTAAAATCGTCAATATTGTAATTTACCATTTATTCTATTATAATATTTTTAATATCACAAATATATGAATAATATTCCTTTTTTTTCTTTTTATTAATACCATATATATCTATGATATATGTCTTCATTTCTTTGATTATTTTGAGTATAGTATTGCTCGCGTAGCTCGCGTCGCTATCTTCAATAGTTAATTGCGAAAGTATGCTATTTATTTGTTCGTTTAAATTGTATATTTTGTTATTATAGTATATATCAATAATATTGTTTTCAACATCATCAATCACGTCGGCAATCTTCGCGTTAAAATTATATTGTTCCTTTAATAACTCAATATATTCGTGCAGTTCATATAAAAAGCACATAATTACACACAGGGTGCCTGATGTAGATTATGGCGTATTGTTAGAATGAACAAAGTGTCCTGTCGTATATCAATTTTTTATAGATAGATATTATTGTATGACATATTTATTATATTATTATTATATAAAAATTGATTTATATGATATAACATATATCATAATAAATATGAGTGCTGTTAAGAAAGTTTGCATTAATTCTTCTAAGAATTATTATATGGGAACCGAGCTATCGCCTCTCCATTATGGATTGTCTGCGGAAGGCTATGATATCAATTCTATAATGGAAGGCTATGATAAAGAATTGTGGATTGTAGATGTCAAAAACAACAAAAAGGTGTGGGTCAAAAACGAAAATCTATCTCGTATTACACATGAAGAACCTGTAATAAATAACATACTTTCTCTATATTGCGATGCTGAAGATATTGAAAGGATTAATCAATTAAAACAAAAATGTGAAAAAGACGGCTCTTATAATTTAAAAGATATAAAGGAGTTTTATAATGTATGCGATGATGATTACGATGATAGTCGCGAAAATGAAGCAGATGAAAGCGGAAAAGAAACCGATTGTTCTGGTGCCGACCAAGAAGAAATCGGTAAAGGAACTGCAGGCGCTACGGGAACTCTAAGTAATGAAGATAAAGAGGATAATATGTCAGAGAAGACTTTGGTATTAAATGGTGCTAAATGTATCGTCGGTGGTAATACTGGAGATGAAAATTATGACGGAGATGTAGACCTAGATGATATTTTGAAAGGAGCTAAAGGAGGAAAAGGAGGAAAAAGCAGAAAAGGAACTTCTTCGGGAACTCAGGTACCTTCGGGAACTGTCGCGAAGACAAAAGGGGCTGCTACGAAGGCTACGAAGGCTACAGAGGAAGGGAAGAAGGCTGATGCAAATTGTGTAGCGAAGGATGGCGAGAAATGCGCTGCGGATGGCGATGATAAGAAGCCTACTGATTATAATATATTTGTTAAGTTTCGCCTGAATGAGCTTAAGGAGATTAGTACAAATAAGAAGGATAACTTTGAGAATGTCAAAATTGAATGGAGAGAACTGAAGAAAAATAAGGGCGAGCTAAAAATTGTTATGGAAAAGGCATATGTGTGGTTAAATCAGGGTAAATAATATAAAATAAAAATTGATTTATTATTTAAATAAATAAGAATAATATAAAGTATATGAATATTATTAAATTGAATAAGCATAATAATATTGTACTAATTGATTGTAGCTACTATATTTTCCACAGATATTTTGCTACTATGCGATGGTATAAGTTTCAAAAAAATTATCCCGAAATTAATGTGGACAAAATTATTGAAAACGAAAACTTTATTAACGCATTTTATAAACATATTGGAAATGATATGAAGAAGATATGTAAAATGTGGAAGACGGCTCCTAACAATATTATTTTGTGCTATGATTGTTTGCGCAGTGATATTTGGAGAAATGATATTTATGATAAGTACAAGGCTACGAGAAGCCAGAAGAACAATTTTAATAAAAACATCTTTAGCATATTTAATGAGTTTGTTAATAAAAAGCTGGAATTAAAAAGCATCTATTCCGACAGATTGGAGGGAGATGACATTGTATATCTTACGCATAAATATCTGAAGCCCAAGATTGCTTCTAAGATTATTATTATAACGAATGACAATGACTTTCTTCAATTGGTAGATAAGAATGTCTTGGTATTTAATATGCAGTTCAAAGAATTGAAAAAGCGCGGATATGATGATGCGAATGTAGATTTGAACTTTAAAGCGATTTATGGAGATAAAAGCGACAATATTCCTAAGATTGGTACTGGAATTACAAAGGATAAGGCAATTGCTATCGCTAAACTCTCTAAAAACGAATTGCATAAATACCTTGTTGATAATAACTGTTTGGATAACTATGAGTTTAATATGAATCTCATATCATTTGAGAAGATACCACAGAAATATATTGATATCTATAACATCAATAACAAGATAGTCCTAGAATAATCCCTGCTATCCCTCCGTGCTTTTATGAAGCACTATTATCTATACTCTCATACACACATAATTATATATTTTTATTTATTTTTATTCATTACATATATAGATATCTCAATAGCCTTTCAATAGCCTTTCAATAGCCTCTCAATGGCCTTTCAATAGCCTCTCAATAGCCTCTCAATAGCCTTTCAATAGCCTTTCAATAGCCTCTCAATGGCCTCTCAATAGCCTCTCAATAGCCTCTCAATGGCCTCTCAATATTTATTATAAAAATACTTAGATTAATAGAGCAGTTATTGAGACACTGGAATAGCTATATTTTTTCAATTTATAATTTGAGTAGCGGAGCGTATCTTTATGTTTTTTCAAAAATTTCAAAAGTTTTTTAGAAATTACAAAATAAATCAAGAGATGTACTCAAATTTTAATTTACAATTTTTATAAATATCTGGTTTCTTTTTAAGTTATCATAATGGTAATACTAATATCTCAATAGCCCGCGTTGGGGGCGGTTTCCCCCATAGGTTTCCCCCATAGGTTCCCACATTTGAAATAAAAAAATTGCTATTGTTAGGTAATAATGATAGTGTATAAGTTGATGAAGGATTTGAATGAAGACGAGATATTTAGATGTATAAGGTTGATAAACGCTAATTTTAAAAATAACAGGTTTAATACATATAGCAGCGTTATATATTATGTCGCAGGGAGTGATATCATAGGTTTTATAGGAATTAGTGATAATTATCTTAATCAAATATGTACCAATGTAAATTATAGGAATCGCGGGATAGCCTCTAAAATGATTAGTAGGGTTAAGGAGGAATTGGGGGCGGAGCCAATATATCTGTTTGTAGATAAGAATAAATCTACAACAGAATACCTGGTTAATTTTTATAAAAAAAACGAGTTTATCATAGAGTATGAAAATGATGTTGAATATAAAATGGGATATAAAAATTGATTAATATTATATAATTATATAATACTTACAATACACATAACATATACTAATGGAGAGAATTGAAGAAGAACAAGATATTGATGTATATATTGACGGTTCCTGTATTAACAACGGAAAGATTAATGCTAAGGCTGGCTATGGTGTATTTTTTGAGACAGATGATTGTCGTAATGAGTCTAATGTAGTTCAAGGGAAACAAACGAATAACACGGGAGAGCTAACGGCTATGATAAGGGCTCTTGAAATATTGAAGAAAGAAATTGAAGATAAGCGAAATATCAATATCTATACAGATTCCGAGTATGTTATGAAATGCTCGGGTTCTTATGGAGAGAAGCTGGCAAAGAATAACTGGAAAACGAAGGAGGATAAGATTCCCCCTAATTTAAAGCTATTGCAAAAGATCTACGAGCTATATCACGGGAACAAGAAACATATCAAGATACATCATATCAAGGCACATACTAATCTATCTGATAAACACTCTATTGGCAATAGCCAGGCGGATAGATTGGCAAATTTGGCAGTTAATCCCAATTTTGAAGAGCGCGACGAAGATATATGTGGATTTAAAAATCTGTCTGTCGTCGTCGCGAGTTCTGCAAAAAACTTCATTAATGTCTCTTATACTTACAAAGATGCCGTGAAAAAGTTAGGGTGTAAATGGGATATGAATAAGAAAAAATGGTATTACGAAGACAATATTAGCGAGGAAAACATTAAATCCATCAAGGATATTGAAAACCTCAGTTTATCCGCAGAAAAAGAAAAGCCCACGCGGAGCAATACTGGAGAATCCGGAGCTGGTGCTGGTGCAGGCGGAGCTTATGGCGAATCTGATAAATCCGACAAAAGTAATAGGGTATATATTAAAGTTGCATTTAAAAACAAGGATGCGGTAAAAAGGCACGGGTGTAAATGGGATCCTGAGAAAAAATCCTGGTATTATTTCGCAGATACTGATAAAAATAAAATAGCAGAAATTATGAAACTTATCTAAAATGAAGGGAGTATGCACGTGTGTGTGCGGGGATTGAGGCATTTATGGGGGATACAAAGAGATTATATTTTTTATATAGTTGATATTGATTAATGGAAGGATAGGGCTACATTCCCATAGGTGTGTTTTGAGGAATGTTTGGATATTATAATTTACCGGATACATATGAAAGAGTCCTGAATAAATATCAGTCATATATTTTTTATATTTGTGATTGATGAGATGAATGCTATCTTTCGGGAGAACAATTAGCAGTTGGATGTTCGGATCCAGAAAGTTATTGTTCGCGGTAATTACAGGAGCCTCGTGGGCGATTGAATGATTGCTGATATCTTTTAGTGTAGGCGGATAATTATAAGGATAATACCATTCGCAGTCAATGCTATGCCCTTTGTAATATTCATAAACCCAATATATGCCTTTGATATAGTTAGAGCACGAATTGTAAATTACTGATGAATCAATGGTAATGTTATTTTCAAATATCATATTATAGTAGTTCTTATGCCATCTGCTATTATCATTGTATATCTTGTAGCATAAGTCGTCTTTATTTTTTAATCCATAATTATCACTCGGAATACTAGAATTGTTGAATATTTTTTTATTGATATATTTTTCGCAAATAATAAATATATCTTTGTCTTCCGTCATTGACAGTTGCTTGAAAATGTATTTCAGGCACTCATAATTAATGCTATTATCGCTGACAAGCAACCCAAATTCTTCGGTGGCTTTCCGCGCAATTGAAATAATCTTGTCGGCGCCGTCGGCTTTAATATCCACGGTCAATAAGTGCGGAACAAAATCGTTCCCTAGGATAGAACACAAAGTACAATAGGATTCAATAATATCTTCCTCTTTATGAAGCTCCTTGTTAAGCCCCCACAAAAAGTTCAATTCTCTCAAGATGGCTACTCGCAAGTTATTAATATTCAAATAATTATATACTACCTGATTCGTGATTTTATCAACAGTTTCACGCATCAAGTAAATATTTTTAATATGCGACATCAGCGACAATATAATTAAATCTGCGTCAAGGCCGTTGATAATAATATTTTCCTTCGTGGAGCCGGCTGTCATCATCTTGATTTTTTTAAATATCTTGTGTTCGCCTTCGCCACATTCATTACTACCGCTATATATAATTTCTATGTTATGCGTGGAGTATCTCACTTTGTTATCCATATAAACATTCATCTTTTTCATAAAAGCCGTCCCTGGCGTTATGGCATTTGTATCCCATACCGGTGTTTTGACGAAGTCCTTATCCAATTTATTTCTGTAAATATTCAAATATCTGCGCTTTCTCTGTTGAATAATTTTAGCCGTCGGAGCTACGCCATCGGCGCATATGACATATTTTTTAGCCTTGTATAATTCTATGTAGCTCTCAACCTTATTCCAAATACCTTCCAAAATTAGTTCATCAATTTCTTCCGTCTTCATAGATTCAGTTCGTTTGTCCTTTAAAATCTGTTGGGCGACAGTATGGATTATGCCATTAAAATCAATACAATAAATATCTGTCCGCGCCGGTTTATTATTATCTAAAATATTTTGATATTTTTTTGTCAACGAATAAAAATAATAAGGAATACCCATAATAATTTACTATGTATATATACTATTGTATTTATATGATTATCAATTTTTATTTTTCTTTATATGATATTAGAATATACAAACAAAATAATGGGAAGTCGTACTATAAATATAAATGACATATTTTTTGGGTCAGAACAATCAAAATATGCCGGAATAGCGTTATTTATGACGATTATAATACTATGCGTGATAATATTATTCAGCAGCAGCCGAATACCTATTGGAGACAGATTTATGTTCGTATTATTTATATTAATAATATCTGTTCCTTCAATCCTAATGTCCTTGTTTGAACTAACCTGTATAGTTACTGGCGGCAATCTTAATACCCGATGGTGGTGCTGGCTATTGGCGTGGGTATTAGCAGTTATCATAATAGTATATTGCATTATGATAATAATATCTATGTTAATTTCTATGTCCGAGTACGATATGGCAAATGACAGATTAGATTACAGGACTGAAAAAAATAAAATGAGTAAAGATGAGGCAAACCTATATGCTAAAAAAATAATAATAGATGACAAGATAAGCCAACAACAACAAGAATCAAAACCAGAAGTATATAACACCCCTCTTGCTTCTTCCTCGCACGCTACTCCCCCTACGCACGCTACGCACCCTACGCACGCTACGCACGCTACGCACCCTACGCACGCTATGCCACCTCATGTGGCACCTGTAATATCTACAGCCCATCGTACTCCCACAACTCATAATGACCAAGCGATGAACTCTTCAACACACGGTGTTAATTCGCAACCTCCTCATTACCAAGAGCCAAAAGTGAGCGATGTTAATTCGCTACCTTATCCTAAATCATCAACTAATGATATTTATACAAATTATGCACCTCTCGAAGGAAGCTCTGTTGCGTCTGTAATGACAATACAGCACCACGATAAACCATCCCCTATGATGCCCGCTCCTTCTCAGCAATCTACCAATAGCGTTTCTTCGTTTAATGGTTATGACAGCACTGACAATTATTCTTCATATTAAATATAATGTTGCATAAGGCATAATTTTCGGTTAGATATTATTTTTACTATATAATAAATACATTTAAGAAATGTTTAATATTATATATTAATGTTATTAATTATATATTAATGAAGAAAAAGTATGATGAAAGTAGTAAGAAGAATAATTATTTTCGTCCGCAATGTTGTAGAAATTGCGGATTAAACGGGCATTTATACAAAGATTGTCCGCATCCTATAATGAGTTTTGGAATAATATGCTATAAGATAGTTAATGGAGAGATTAAATATATTATGATACAGCGAAAGGATAGCTTGTCATTTATGGAGTTTGTTAGAGGAAAGTATAATATAGATGATGACAAATATATTATAAAGCTGATTGAATATATGACGGATTCTGAGAAAAAACTGTTGCTTACAAATAATTTTGAGCAAATATGGAATTATACCTGGTGTCAAATAAATCAAGGGACTTTCAAGCATACAAAGGAATATATAGACTCCAAAAATAAGTTTGAAATTATTATGAATGATAGCAATATTAAAAGCATATTATCTATCAAAAACTTTAATAATAATAATGAATCAGAGCAAGAATGGGGATTTCCTAAGGGGCGAAAGAAGTTGAAGGAGGCTGATATAGATTGTGCCGTGAGAGAGTTCTGTGAGGAAACGCAATTGAACAAGAATGATATTGAAATAGACAAAAATATTATTCCTTTTCAAGAAATCTTTTTCGGCACTAATAATATTCTATATAAACACGTCTATTATGTTGCAAAAATAATAAATGATAATGCAGAGATACAGCTTGACAATACATGTATAGAACAAATCCGCGAAATAAGGTCTCTAAAATGGTTTAGTGATGAAGAAGTATTGAATCATATCAAGAATCATAACACCGAAAGAATCAAGATATTCAAAAAGGCTCATAGCATAATAAATTATAATAAATGTTTAATGTAAATAGATAATGATTAAAATTAAAAGTTGTCCCGAAGGGAAAGTAAGAAACCCCAAAACAGGTCGTTGTATAAAGAAAGAGAATCTTGAAAAGCAAACCAAGAAGACCGCGCCGACCAAGGTAGCAAAGCCGGCAAAAGAATGTCCTGAAGGGAAAGTTATAAATCCCAAAACAGGCCGCTGTATAAAGAAAGAGAATCTTGAAAAGCAAACCAAAAAGACAAATATTAGCTTGTCTATAGTGCCTGCTAAAAAGTCTTTGTCATCTAAGAAAAATAGTAATGGTTCTGATAATGACATAGATTTATATTATCCCGATATTGATGATAGTAATTTTGAGAAAAAAATAGCGAGAAATAAGGAGTTTTCAATACATAAGATAAGGAGCTTTCCGACTATAAGAACTGTTGAAGATTTTAATAAAGTAGCTAATGAATTGTGTGGTAAGTTTGAAACAACCCTATATCAACATTTTATAAGCCAGTATTTATCACATAGAACTCCTTACAAGAGCATTATGTTATATTATAGCGTGGGTGTTGGCAAAACTTGTACGGCAATTACATTAACTGAAATGATATTATCTACAAAAACGATGGATACCACAGAACCGCATATATGGGTAATAATGCCTCAGGCATTGGAAGAGAACTTTAATAAAGAAATATTCAACTATGATATTAAAATATTCAAGAATTTATTTAATCAATGTACTGGGGATAACTATGTCAAATTGCTTAATATAAACGAGAGCTCCTTTAATGAAAAGGATAACAAGGACAATATTAAAAGATTATTGAAGAAGAGATATGAGATTTTTACATATGACAGCTTTATGAAGCGAATTAATGAAAAATACAAGGATAATATTGTAGAAAACAAGGTTATTATAATAGACGAAGCTCATAATATCAGAAGTACTAATAATAAGGAAAAGGGTACATACAGTACTCTCAAAAAAATATTAGAAAACGGGAGAAATAATAGATTGATATTATTGTCAGCGACGCCTATGTATAATGAACCGCGAGATATCCTAGACCTCTTTAATTTGATGTTGATAAATGATAAGCGCGATAACATATTAAAAGAATATTACAATGTGTTCAATAACAATAACAAATTTAAATTTGACGATAAGGCTAAGAAATTAATTAAAAAGTTGTCTTCAAACTATATATCATATTTAAAAGGGAAAAACCCATTTACATTCGCCTTAAAATTAAAGGCGTCTTATAACAGCAATATAAAAATATTAAATGTTGAGCCAACAAAGGATCCTTCAAATAATTCTATACCTGTTAAGGAATTAGGATGGTTAAAATATATAAATGATGATATAGTAATCTCAAAGCTGGGAATATGCCAGAAGAACAAAATAGAAGCTTTGAAAAAAATAATAAACAAGATTAACTATAACAATATCCAGGAAATTGATGAGAATGAACTAAACGACATCGCCGTTGACGGAGCTGACGGAGCTGACGGAGCTGACGCGGAAGCCGAAGGATTGTCGCAGAGTAAATCACAGAATCAGAATATGAGATTATTACAACCGATGAATATAGTATATGATAATGATATAGGTAAGGTAGGGTTTAATTCGTTTTTCAGGAATATTGAAGGTACAGCGAGCATATCCGTTAATTACAGTGAAAAATATAAAAATGCCTTGTATCCTACCGAGGAATATTTGGGTAAATATTCAGGTAAATTTTTGAATATATGCAATATAATAAGGAAATCAGAGGGAATAGTAGTCATATATTCAAGATTTGCTTGGGCTGGCGTTATACCCCTTGCGATATGCTTAGAACATTTAGGATATTCCCGCGAAGGTACAAATAATATATTGAAAAACGCAGAAATTGTCAAGGACAAGCCAGTGTATAAAGATGTATCTAATCCAAAATACTGTATAATGACAAGTGATAAAAAAGAAATTATGGGTTCTACTACGATTAATAATTTGATAAAGAAGATTAATGATGATAAGAATATAAATGGAAAGGATATCAAAGTAATATTGATAACGCAAGTAGCAAGTGAAGGCCTAAGTTTTTATAATGCCCGCGAGATACATTTAATAGAACCATGGTATCACTTTAACAGACCCGACCAAATTATAGGTAGAGGCATTCGTAATTGCAGACATCAAAAGTTGCCTTTTGAAAAACGCAACGTAACTGTTTTTATGCACGCAAGTGCTAATGATAACGCGGAAATGCAGAAGACAGAAACAATAGATATCCACGCCCTAAGAATATCTACGAGGAAATACATAGAGAGCAAGGAGATTGACAAGATAATCTCAGGCAATTCGCTTGATTGTTCCTTAATGAAAAACATTAATTATTTTCCGAAGAAATTATTTGAAATGGGAACTGTTGATATATTAACATCTCAGGGAAATAAAATAAAATACGAATTGGGTGATAATGAAGATTTAGAACCTTCTTGTGGCTTTAAGGATGATGGGGCTATCGCTGAGACCGATGACATATCTGGATATAGAAGCGATGTCTATAAGCATCTTTTAAAAAGAACACAGGCAGCTATTAAAAATAAATTGCTTAAAATGATAGAAGATGATGTATATTATATATCATATAAAGAGTTAATTGATGATATCGGTGAGGATATTGATATTGACGAAGAAATCTTGATATATACTATAAATAAATCAATAAGGCCAGCTGTAATTATTGACAATTACCATATAGAACATCACAACCAGGGTATTAAACTCAGCATTATAGATGATACTGTAAGAGATGCGAATGGAGCTAAGGCCACAATGGCAAAAATTAAAATAAAAATGAATGTTGAAGGATTAAATGATACTGTTGTTAGTGTTTTAGATGACAAGAATAGCGACGATGACATAGATAATATCTTGAAAATTATTAATATAGATTATACTAATATTATTAGTACAACGATATCTATATATTTCAATTTAGATGACAAGATATTTAAAAGATTGGTCGAATATATAATAGTAAATTATGCCAAACTTGGAGACCTTGAAGATAATAGAAAGGCAGAATTGATGTATGTAATTAAATGCTTGGATTCGCAAGGAGTTTTTATAAGAAATAAGGAGTTGCCTTCATATAATAAGAATAATAATAATGATTATATAGGATATATAAATATATATAATATTGAAAATAAAAATAATGAAGACATTAAAAATCTTGATATATCACTATATAATAATGTGGAAAAACGATGGAGTGAATCGCTGACAATAACAGAACAGAAAGAGTTTGCCAAATATCGCAATAGTAAAATTATTGTAATACCTGAAAATATGGAATTGGAAGAAATGCCCTGGGGTATTATAGAGCCGCAATTTATTAAGAAGGATAATATAATTAAAAATACCTTTAAGATATTTTCTACTGATGCTGTGGTTGGCAAAGGGAAAAAAATAGGTCGCGTATGTACATTCTATAATAAGACAGAACACAATAACTTTATTAAACAAATAGAAAAAGATAATGTATCTACAAGAAACTTTAAGGATATTAAAGAAATGTTATGTAAGCATATAGCTCACAAATTGATGGAAAATAAGAAACTCGTTTTATTTCCTCTGTTCAAATAATCATATATCAATTACTCCATTATTTTTATTATAAATAATATTTTTATCATTATATATTACGCATTTATCAAATAAGAATGATATAAATAATACTGTTGATTTATTGAATCTGTCATTCGCAATTCCGGACATTATTTCGGCACTCTTAGTGATACCGAAAACTTTATTGAACTCTTTTGTAGATATAAACTTTATTATTTTATCTCTCACATCATCGCGATATGTATCATATGTCAGCGATTCTTCCAAAATTATTTTCATAGGACTATTTTTATGCTTATTCCCCATTTTTTGAGTACTTACCTTAGATTCATTTTTAGGTTCTTTATTTGGAGTCGCTTTATTTACAATAGGAAGTAGCTTAGAATGAGCTACTCTCGGGATATCTTGTATAGTTGCGGGCAGTGTATGAGAATCTACAATAATACCAGGTAATCTATTTGCAGGAACAGGAATTACATTTAGAACTTTGGGGATATTTACGGGTGTAGGTATATGTACTTGGATGGGTGCAATGGGTGCAATGCCTGAAACTGTAATGCGAGCAGATGAGGTATTTTGTTTTTGGGAGCTGTTTTGACAAAATCTTTCATATAGCTCAGGTTTATCATTCATCCATATAATATCACTGTCTTTTGATGCCGGAAGCTTATTCGTCAAAATATTAATCATTAGATAATATAGACATCTAATTTATATATCATTTTTTATGCGCTTATTTATGGTAATGCATTATGTAATTACATATTCCTCGTACTTTAATTCGTTCTCCAAGATATTTACAGGGACAACATTTTGTTTCATAAATTTTTTTTTCAGTAAATAGAACTTCATACTTGAAGAGAATTTCTGTCTTATATTATTATCTACGGTATCGTGTTCTACTATTTTGCTATTTACATCTTCTTCTTTAACGCATATAGTTTCATTCAGTAAGCTTTTCATCAATTCGTATTTCGTTATTTCGTTCTGCGATTTAATACAAAATAATATATAATTATTCAGCTTCTCTAATGTATCTTCATTAAGCCAATTTAGATTTATAAAAACCCCATTATTATTCTTAGTATAGTTCTCGCCAGTCGCTAATATTATTTTAAATAGCTCTATTATTTCAACATTAGTCAGTTGACTTACACTATTCTGTATATTTTTACATAAATCTTTTTTATTCATAATATATAAATAATATAAAAATCTATTTATATAATAAATAAAATAATTTAAGGAAACATATTATTAATCTCCATAATTGTTGTCAATATCAAACTCTCCGCCTTCTGAATAATCATCATCTATATCTTCGTCATCTTCATCTTCATCTAATTCTTCATCTTCTTCCTCATCTTCTTCATCAATGTCATCATCAAACTCTAAGCCGGCGCCACCAGTATGTTTTGAGGATTTACTTTTACTGAATTTATAATTTCCTTCTTCGTCGTCTTCTTCTTCGTCTTCATCATTGAATATTTCAATACCTTCGCCTTCGTAGTTAGCTTCATCTACTTCTGACATATCTTCTTCGTCAATTGATAAATTGCCATCTTCTATTTCATGAACCTGGGCGATGTCGTCCTTATCTTTGATTATTTTTCCGACAATTGAAATCATATTATCATATAGCGTGAACTTTTTGCCACATACTTTAACATTAACAAAGTCCCCGATTTTAATGCTATCAATATTAACTTCTGATTGTATTCCTGAAGTAATTTTAGGAATGCAAACTTCCAATATAGCCATTTCTTCGTACATTCCAATAGCTCTTAGACCCAAATTATTTTTGGCTATAATTTCGCATTTAATAATAGAGTCTTGTGCGGGATTACATATCTCTGCAATACAGCTCAAATCATAAGCGATATTCCCGTTTAAATGTGATTCTTTAAAATATCCGGCAGACCTCTTAATTATCTTTATAGTATCTTTTTTAATATATCCATGCTTACTACAGCAGTTTTCAAGCGTATGTCTAACCTTATCATAGATTATTGAGTCAAAGTTTGCTGTAATTTCTGAAGGAACGAGAATAATAGTAGTATTGAACTTGATTGGCATAAACATTTTATTAGAGGGCATTTATAAATATGTTATTAATCTATAAGAATATATCATTTTTTTATTTATATAGTAAAAATTGATATATAAAATCTATAATATCTATATTTATTAGAGAATATACATAATGGAAATATTAAAAGACGATGAAATATTTTCAATTATTGATACGCATTATTCGCTAATTCAAGAGAATAACAGCGGATGTTTAATAAAGTTGAGTAATTCAAGCGAATGGGGCGAAAATGAGTTTGCAAACTTTATAAATGTTATGAAAACCGAGAAATACGACGAGACTATTGAGAAGCAAACGCTCCAAGTAATGACGGAAGATGTTATCCTTGAAATAAGCGATAGCAACAATATCCTGAAATATTCCCATAATCCAAACTATATTGATTACAAGGATAAGAGCGCATCGTTCTATAAATACAAGGTGCTCGCGAAACACAAATATGACCAGTTGTTTAACTCCGAGCTACAATTTAAAACAGTGGCAAAAAAACTCGTAAGCAAAGAGAATCTCCCCGATAACTGGAATGATATCAGGAAGTTTTTTAAAATAAACAAGAGAATTGTTTATACCGACAAAAAAACCAATATGCGGTTTATTGTCAATATATGCAAATGTAATAAATATGATATTGAAGAGACTGACGATAGAGACCTATATTATAAATTGGCTAATTCTAAGATTATTAAATCTTCACAGAAATACGAGTTTTTTCTTGATATAACAAATGCGTCCAAAGATATTATATTGGAAGGATTAATTAAAATGGAACAGGCGCTTTTTCTATCGCCATACATAATCTCTAAAAAACAGCAACAAGATGTCATTGCAAATTATTCCGGACTAGTTTCAAAAGATATTGCGACGCGTTACTATAACTATAATAATCGCGATAAGAAACCCGATGATAAAACGAAGCCTGTATTATTAACCCCGAAGCCTGTTACGCTTGAGAAAATCAATATCTTAGAACCTGACGAATACACCGGCATTAGCATATTATCGGAATACACAGTAACCGAGAAAGCAGATGGTGAGAGATTGCTTATGTTTATAGATAATGCCGGGTATGTATATTTAATTGATAATACATACAAGGTAATAGACACAGGGCTTCGCTCTACAAAGGAGCTCTATAACTCTTTGATTGACGGCGAATATATATCTTGCGAAAAAAGATTGGATAAATCAAATGTTGGGCTCTTCGCCGCCTTTGATATGTATTATTATGGAGGCAAAAAAATCACAAGTCTGCCACTCATAGAGGACGAGGCCAAAGAAGACAGCCGATATAAATATTTGGTCAGTAGCGGCAAATATATTAAATCGCGCGATGAAGGCAATTCAATTGATTATATTGTCAAGGAACATTTATATACCGACAGTATCTTGAAGGATTGCGATAATATATTGAAGAATGGTTCAAAATATCCCTACAGTATTGACGGCCTCATCTTTACGCCAGCTAAATTGGCGTTGTATTCTTATTATAGCAATAAGCCCGTTGAAATAACCGAGCGAGTTAAATGGGATCGCGTTTTTAAATGGAAACCGCCCGAGCAGAACTCAATAGATTTCCTCGCCAAGTTCGGCAAAGTTATTACGGTGGATGGCGAGAAATACAGGGAAATGTTTCTGCACGTAGGATATAACGCCAAGCACTATGATAAATATACCATAAATAACGCTTTGCGCGAGCTGTATGATGTTGAATATAAGAAATTGAATAAGGAGCAATCGGGCAAATACTCTCTCAAATTATTTAAGCCGAATAACTATTATGCAGAGGGTATTGAGAAATCCTATATTAAGCTGAATGCCCGCGATGAAGCTCGTTGCGAAAGTGGAGAATTGATAGACGGCGACAAGATAATAGAATATAGGTATTTATTGGACGAAAATATAAAGCCATCTATGCGATGGATTCCTATGCGTTTGCGCGAAGATAAGATGCGTATCTATAATACAGGGGAGATTTCTAAAACGGCGAACGATTATTCGGTTGCTATTAATATATGGAGTTCCATACATAATCCTGTAACCGAAAGCATTATCCGCGGTAAGGCTCCTATATTAAAAATGGATGCCGGGAACGAGTTACTGCAATCCGACGATGTCTATTATTCGCGCAAAATCAATCGCGACGGCCTATTGTCTGTTAATATGCAGCAGTTTCACAATATATGTATTAAAAATATGTTGTATTCCAAGCAAAAATATAGGGGCAGTTTGCTGGAATTGGCTTGTGGCGAAGGCGGAGATATGAATCGTTGGATTAATAATGATTATAGATTTGTTCTCGGGATTGATTATGTCAAGCACGGCATATACAATACAGATTCTGGGGCTTACAGTCGTCTCATAGGTAAAAAAGATGACTATAATAATAAGGGCGGAGGCGGACACGGCGGCAATAAGTTCAAGAAGTTTCCCTTGCAATTCCCCGATATCGTATATGCCGCAGGAGATTGTAGCAAACCTATAATGAACGGGGAGTGTTCGCTATCAATAGATGACGAGGAGAGCGCGAATATCATACAGCTGGTATTAAATAAGCGCGGTGGGAATATTCCGGCGCATTATAAAAATGTTGCTGGAAGGGGCGCTAATGGATTTGATGTATGCGCGTGTATGTTTGCGATTCATTATTTCTTTGAGAATGAGGAAAAAATAAATACATTCTTGAATAATGTGAGCTCTATGTTAAAGGTTGGTGGAACCTTCATATGTACTTTTATGGATGGCAAAAGTGTCGTCGGTGCTATAAATGCGAACGGCGGGGATATGGTAGAGGGACGCAAGAAACTCAATAAGCGCGTTGAAGATAAGGGCGTCCCCCTGTGGGCTATTATTAGAAGGTATGAGGCCGAAAGCGGCGGCAGCGGAGAAAAAGATTTCAATAAGAAGGTTGATGTTTATATAGAGGCTACCAAGAAGTTTATTCCTGAGTTTATAGTAGATTTTGATGTACTTATTAGAAAATGTAAGGAATACAATATAGAATTGGTGGAAAGCGAGCTATTCTCGCAATCCTTTAACAAAATCAAGGCGAGATATACAGACCCGAATGTTAAAAAGAATAACATATACAATATAATAAGCGACCTAGACAAGGAGGAAGAGCTCAAACAATTCAGCTTCTTCAATCGCTGGTGTATATTCAAGAAAGTATAGGGTGCGCCTATTCACCACAGCTTTATATACCAATTAAAAAACATTTGAATCCTTCTCGCTTTGCTGATTGTAAAGGGAACCTTCTTTCTGGTTTTTTCTGTAAATCTTTTCTTAATAATTCTTTTGTAGTTCTTTTATTATACATCCCATAACATAAATCATAAATATTTATGAATATTTTGGTTTTAAATAATTTCCTCGCTTTTGTAAGTGATGTTTGTGGTTCTTCTCCAAAAATCTCAAGTAGTTCATTCAAAAAAGTTAGGTTATTATATATATCTCTTGCTATCCTAGCTATATCTTCTCTTTCTGCAATTATATCTTGTATAATATCACCTATTCTTTCGTCATTAATAATTTCGTCATATTCAAATCTATTTAATTTTTTAATAATGTCTCTATAGCTAACTCTTTTTTTTCTACATTCATTCTTTAGAGACACTATAAGTTCATCATATCTAGACATAAATTGATATGTATATATATGTCATTATATACCTTATTTTTATATAATATGTTTTTGTATTCTAAGAGGAACCAAGTTTTTCTAAAATTGAAAATTAAAATTTGAGTACATCTCTTGATTTATTTTGTAATTTCTAAAAAACTTTTGAAATTTTTGAAAAAACAGAAAGATGTACTCAAATTATAAATTGTAAAAAATATAAATATCTTAGTGTCTCTTGGATAGTATACATTTGCTCTACTATTTGTATAGGTAGGAGCTTGGGGAGGAGCTTGGGTGGGGAGCCGGAGGTACCGAAGCCGTGGCCAATTTATATTATATATTTTTTATTTTTGAGAGGCCTCTACAGATTCCTCCTTATTCGTATATAAAGCGTTATTTATTTTTATGTATATAATTAAGATGATATTATTTTATAGTATAGGATGTAATCACAGTAAAATGTTATTGGATAATGTCAGTAGATATGATAAGGATAAAAAAATAAAACTGGTACCTATTGATGAATTGAAGAAACAAAATATAAATATAGAGACAAAGATACATACTGTCCCTGCTTTTATGATATTGCCAAGTAAGGAAATATTATTTGGCAAAGATGTATTTGATTACTTATTATTGCCTGGGCGAGGCTTATTATGTAGTAGTCAAAGTACTAGATTGGATAAAAATATAGCTGATAATAATGCCAAAATAGACAGCGCTATAAAACCTATGGAAATAGCTGTCGGCGAAAATGATCCCTTGTCCTTCTCTTTGAATAGCTCTAAAATATCAGATAATTTCTCTACAATTGAAGAAACAGACGGTGTATGTAATGATAAAAATTACAACTGGGATTTTATAAATAATGATAAAAATATCAGCGACGGCATATCAAATATTAATATTAATTTTGATGAGAACAAGAAGTCCGGAATGCCAACCGTAGAGCAACTTATGAAGGAGCGAGACAACTTGAAATTATAATGAAATTATAATGAATTTGTCTTGAAATATATATAAGGAATATTAAATATATTTTATTATAGAGATAATGTCAAACCAATATGTATTTAACCAATATTATATTGATTTTATTAAAAGATTAAAACAGTCCGCTAAAAAAATGAAGGAAGATAATAGCGATGATAATGAGAGTGATAGCAAGGTAAGCGAGGATAATTATTTATTTGCCAAGACTATAATTAAAACTATTAAAGCCAACTATACCACATTTGACAAATCCTCAGACGAATATATTAAATATATCAATACTCTTCCCGAAACTTTCTGGACATCTTATGTTGATGCTGAGGAGAGCAAGATAGACGAATGGTTTGATTTGGAGGAAGTCGGAGGAGTACAGATTTTTACTAATATAAGCGTTAAACAAATACAGCGATTAATTAACGACAATTTTCTGTGCCATCACTTCCTAACTGTATTTTATTTGTTTAAGAATGATTTGAGCGACGAGGAGGTTAAGAAATACATCAAGATATTTCAGGAATCCAGTGAAGAGCTGTTGAATGAAATAGAGAATGAAGGCAACAAAAAGATGATTGCTCGCCTCAACTCTTTAAAAACCAAGAATATCAAGGATAAAACCAATCTAAATATGGCAGGTATGGAAGATACTATGTTGGGAAAATTGGCGAAAGAGATATTGGAAGATGTAGATATTGACAAATTGCAAAAATCTATTGGCGACAGCGGGGATATTCTGAAGGCTATTGGCGACCCTGATAGTGGATTCAGTGATTTAATATCAAATGTAAGCCGAAAAATGGCAACTAAAATATCTAACGGCGAATTGAAACAAGAGAATCTTTTGCAAGATGCTATGAAGTTTGCTTCTATTATGCCCGGTATGTTTGGAAATCAAAATGGCGGCACCGGAGTCCCTGGTATGCCGGGAACAGCGGGAGGTCCTTCGGGCGCTGGAGCAGGCGGAAGTGGTCCTGATATGGCGGCTATGATGAAAATGATGGGGGCTATGATGAATAACAAGGAGGGTATGGAGGCATTCGGGAATATGATGAATCCTAAGGGAAAAAAGAAGGATACACGAACTACTTTTAATAAGAATGCTTATAGAAAATCTATGGCAATTAATAGATTGAAAACTAAACTGGATAGAAAACAGAAAGATGGGGAATAAAAATAATATAGATATTAGTATTAGAATAAGAATAATAATAATTAATAATGTTTTGGATAGATAATTTGAACGAATTATTTAACCCCGTGTTATATCCAAATATAAATATGACAATTGAAGAAAAGATAAATGCAATAATCAGGCTTATATTATTCATAGGTATTATAGCTACATTAATATTCAATGATTCGCGATATATATTGTTTATATTGATTATAATGCTTATTTCTATATTTATATATAATTACCAGATGGAAAAGAACAGAAAGATAGAGAAATATCTTAACGATAATGATTTGGATATTATTAATAATGAGAAATGCGTAAAGCCGACACAGGAGAATCCCTTTATGAACCCGAGTTTAATAGGGAACAATAATAAATATGATTCGTGCTCTATTGAAAACGAGCATATCAAGGATAACATAGATTACTTTTTTAATAAGAATGTATTCAGAGAAACAGATGATATATATGATAAATCTCTGCTGGATAGACAGTTTTATACAGTTCCTTCAACATCTATACCGAATAACCGTGAAAAATTAGCAAGCTGGCTTTACGATAGAGGACCCTCTTGTAAGGAGAATAACGGAGAACAATGCTATGATAACCTTTATAACAATATAAAGAATACCGCACATTTCTAACATTTTTGCGCACACCAGGATACAAATGCGCTGTATGCTATACTTAGCAACTACTTATTTTTATAGATATTATAATTTCGGGGGATATGCCAAGATATATAATAATTAAATAATATAATTAATATATAATGATAAAGAAAACTACGATTAAGTTTGATATTGAGGTTAATGAGGATAATACGGCATCAAAAGAGATAGAATATAAGAATTATTCTAAAAACGGCAATAACGAGGAGAACTTGCTAACCTATAAAAATATAATAAAGTACGATGCTGACGGTAATAAATGCGATAATCAGGAGACATTTAATAAGATTATAAAAACCGAGGAAAATGTTGATGAAATGGTGGGAAATAGTGCGAATAATAATGATTGGAAAATATTAGAGTATAAGAACCACATATTGGAGAAGGATTATAGCAAGATTTATGATAATATTAAATTAGATATAAATTATGATATTATAAAAAATTGCGAAGATAAGAAATACATAGTAGATAAATAAATAATTTATTTATTAGTAAAATATAGATAATGGAAAATAATATGTTTGATACTAATACAAATATATGCTCGGATGATTGTTGGAAAAATGCCAAAGAAGTCAATAACAGCAAAATAGAGGGCTACAATATATATCCTACGAATCTCGTTGCCTGCGAGAGCCCCTTCGTAAGAATGACGGATATGTATTTAAATCACCCGAACTTGCGAGGCCGTCCCGGATATGGCTTGGCCGACGATTGCCTCATAGATAAATATTCGGCGCTAAGAAATGACCCGTCTTCTATGACACAGGATAGATGCAGAATACAATTGAATAACCGAATATTTACTTCGGGACCCAACCTGAGATGCGGTAAAACCGATATAGGCGGAGAGCTGGAATTAATAGAAGGACGCGACACTAATAATGTAAGATGCAAGAAGCAGATTATGGAGGAAGAGATGAATAATTTTATGCCGCTTTTAGATTGCGTCAAAGATATCCAAAAGCCCGAAAATATTGTTCCGGTATGGACTAATGGCGGAGAGGATACTCGCTCATATATTCACCGAACCGAATTTAATAAAAATTGTAATTGGATAGGAAGAAATAAAAACTTTTCTATATAATATAGGAGAGTATATGAGTTTTAATAGAACGACGTATGATAATTGTTCGTATAAACAAGAATTACAAGGTAATGTAAGTACCTTAAGCTATTTATTATCGCCGTACAGATACGAGCATGAAAACAAATGCCGTCATCAATTAGGTTTTGTCGGCGGAACCGTGGTTTCACACATACAAGGCAATCTCGTTGATTTAGATAGTGAGCTAAGAGGGCAGACGAGAATAATATCAAAATGCGGGACTAATCAATATGTGCCGACCGAAGATGGTATTATAAAGAATGATAAGACGCAACCCATAGATACTACGATGCTTCATTTGCCAGCTTGCCAATCTATAATGTACAGAGAAGTACCTATGCCGCCAAAAATAAATTACGATAAATGCCAATAAGTAGCTTATCGCTTAGCCGTCGCTTCATCGCTGGCCTTTACATTATTTTTATATAAATTATCTGCAATAATCTATTATCGCTCCACGCGGGTCAGCTTGGCTTAGCATAAATTGCCTAAATAATTTACGAAAAAATACCAGATTAAATATATGGGTCCTAGAAGGAATGCCAAGAAGGCAAATAATACTCTCAATACTATATTTTTAATAGTGCCGCCCCAAGTACATTTAAAAGACAAATAGGCAGCTGACGCCGATATGATAAATGTAAGTATATAGAGGACGGCTACGAAAATCTTGTCAATTAACTCCCATTTATAATAATAATCCGCCTTATATCCCCATAAAATAAGGTAAAGTTTTTCTATTGTAGTATAAGTGAAATCTTCTTCTGTATAGCTATTGAGATTCGCTGGTATAGCAAAGGGTATATTAGAAAAGTTTTCTTTTTTTAATAAAAAAAAAGGGGCTAATAAAAATATTAACATATCTATTTATTTATGTATAAAATAATATATTATTTTATTAGATATGAACCAATATATAGATACAAGGTTGAATTATGATAGTTGTAGTTATAAAGAGAAGTTAAGAAGAACCGTAGGACCCGGCTTATATCAATTAGACTCGCCTGCTAATGATTGTATAGAGTGTTATCAAGATGTTCCAGCTGATCCCTCGTTAAGATACCAATCCTACGGTCATAACACTTGTAGTATGAAAAAAGCCGTTGATGATTCAAGCGAATTGCTCGGTTTAAATTATAAGAATACCAAATGTAATGATCAAGAATATATGCCAGGCAAATATGTTAAATCCGGTTGCGAAATCACAGGCAATACCGAACCCCGTGAATGTATGGTTCCCCGCGAAGATACTCGCTTATCTAATCCTCCTTGTACGCTCAAAGAAACAGGTATTAACAGATGGGAATGGATATGCTATGACCCGCAAGATAAAGCGATTGAAGAATTTGATAGAATCCCCGTAAATTATAGAATGGTAGCCAAGGATAACCACGTCCCGTGTATTGAAAAACCGATGGATCAATCAGTGTTTTTCCCTAATAGCAAGCAAAATAATGACAATCTTGATTCGTGGAAAAACAATAACAAAATGAATAAATTATACAGCCCCGGATATCCCGAAGGCTCTATGTATCCAGGCGTATCCTGTAATAGATAGATATCCTAAGATATCCCGAGATTGATAGCTATATATTTTTTTGTATTTTTTATCCTTCATTCATTAGAGATAAAGAATGGATTTACATTTAGATATACCATCAATGAACAATATATATGATTCTAGATATTTTGACAAAGTTAAAGCCGATGAGCAAAATAGAAGTAATAAATTGTATGAATATTCCAAGAAACCATATGAGTCAGGGATTGTATCTAAAACTGCCGGCTCGTCTATGTTCAACAGAAAGTTTTATTCCGAAATAAATGATAATAACGGCAGCAGCGGCAGCAGCGGAAACGGCGGGCTTAATGATAATACTTATACATATTCGCTAACTGGCGAAAAGGTTCCTTTATCGTCGTTTTCTCATAATAATATGACGCCTTTTTTGAAGAAAAATGTAACTCAAAATACTAACGTGGATAATATGTCTGTGTTAGATAATTTAACAGGAAATAATTCGTTAAAAAAAGGCAAACAGGAGATTGAATGTATGTTTAAGCCACAGATGAACTCGGGGGGAAATATATGCGGTATGAAAAATAATGATGATTTTTTTAAATCAAGAATAGATTTATCCGAAGTAGCTAATAATTTTTTCCCGATAGAGAAGATTCGCGTAGGCCCCGGGATAAATCAGGGTTTTGGCAGCGAAAGTTCCGGAGGTTTTCATCAAGCCGATACTTTGGACTATGCCAAGCCTCGCACATTAGACGAGCTCAGAAGTAAAATCAATCAAAAGGAGACATATTTTGAAATACCCGTCAAAGGGCATATAAAAGGACCCGATAGAAGAGGCGAAATAGCCCCTATGGCCAAGCGAAGACCGGACACCGTTTTTGAACAAACCGAAGATATGTGGATTAAAACAACTGGGGCAAATACTAAGGACACCCTAAGACCGGCGCAAAATATTCGCCCTACAACTCGCCAAGAATCTCATATAGAATATAAAGGCAATATTGCCAAGAATGATTTAAATCCAGGTATCAAAGATGATTATGGTAAAAGCAAGATAATACTGTATAATAACGAGAGAGAAACGACCGAAAATAAAACAGTAGTTACGAATGTAACGAGTATTATAAAAGCCATCGTATCGCCTATTATGGATGCCTTGAAATATACGAATAAGGAATATACCGTAGAGGCCGCAAGAGGAGTAGGGAATCCCAGTATCCAAATACCTTCAAAAGCTACGCTATATGACCCCGTTAATCATATTATGAAAACGACCGTTAAGGAGACTACGCTTCACGACAACGAAGCCGGCAATTTGTCGGGCAACAAAGAAACTTATTCGGCGCTTACAGATACTGCTAAAACAACTGTAAAAGAGACTACGCTTCACGACAATGAAGCAGGCAATTTATCCGGCAACAAAGAAACTTATTCGGCGCTTACTGATACCGCTAAAACAACCGTAAAGGAAACGACGATTCACGACAATGAAGCAGGCAATTTAACGGGAAATAAGGAAACTTATTCGGCTGCAACAGATATGGCAAAAACTACTATTAAAGAAACGCTAATACACGATACTGTACTAACAAATGTAAAAAGTAATGAAGCTGCATATTTTAAGAATAGCGACGATGCCAAGAAAACTCTAAGACAAACACTACCGACCCAAGATACTGTTAGAAATATTGGGGGCGTTGTGTATAAGGTGACACTATATGACCCTGATATAGTAGCCAAGACTACTACGAAAGAAACGACAATTGTGGGCAAATCAGAATACGGGTTTATTGGTGGTATGCTAGAAGGAATCTTCGGAGGCTATATGAATAAGAATGTTGATATGAAAAATACGCAAAAACAATTTACATCCGATGTAAGCGAGTATGGTATAGCTGGCTCTATTAATGAACACAGACAGCCCGACAGAACTGCCGATGAAAATGCGGAGATTGATGGAACACGCGAGGCTATTCTAATGGCTGCCGGACATACGCCAAATCCCGGAAATGTAAATATAGGAATAGATTCGGGAGACATAGAAATGTATAGTAAAAAACCTGTAGAGAACAGTTTTGCCGCGAGAGAGAAGGGAAATGTCGGTATGATATATCAATCCACGCCTACGCTTGATAATTGCGGTATAACTAAAATGCCGAATAAATCCAATGCCTATTCTAACAGACTTGATGCTGATTTGTTGGAAGCCGTTAATAATAACGACCTAATGAGAACGCAAAAAATAAATCCAATCGTTAATGGATGCCGGATATAAGGATTATAATACTTATAACAAATAAAAACCTATGATAGCTACGAAGGCTATGAGGACTAACTTGATTACATTTGGGAGCCACGGGAGTTATATTGATGCCGTTAGTAGGTTAGTAAGACAGGCGAATGCTCTGAATATATTTACAGAAGTCAAAGGATATACAGCAGAGTACTTACAAGACGATGAATACTTTTTTAATAAACACGTTAGCTTTATTAATAACAATAGGCGCGGTTTCGGATATTGGATATGGAAGCCGTATATAATTAAACAGTGGATGGATAAAATGGAAGATGGCGATGTTCTATTTTATATAGATGTTGGCTGCGAATTGGGTATAGAAAACAGGGATAAATTGATAGAATGTATAGACCTCGTTAAAACTGTTAAAACGAATAAAATAATGGCTACGCATTCAGTGGGACAGATAGAGATTAAATGGTGTAAAAAGGATTTGATTGAGAAGCTCGGGATGGACGATGAAGACTTTTTGAATAGCACGCAAATACAATCGGGCATTATATTGCTATTGGTATGTCCGGAAACGCGCAAATTAGTTAATGAATGGTACGATATTTCTTGCGATTATCATAATATAGACGATTCTCCATCTGTCTCAAAGAATTACGATAGTTTCGTAGAGCACCGACACGATCAATCAGTATTCAGTATGTTGGCTAAAAAATATAAATTAATTAGTGATAATATGCTACTTGAAGATGTCGTATATATATTTAGAAATAGAGGAGGCATATCAAGGCTGAAAGAATGGATATCTATATATGGAACTTCGGCAAAAAAAAGTATGTTAATCCAATTCTAGGCCGGCACCTAAAGAGATATAAGAATTAGGCGTATTATATATAATATGGGAGCAATTCCTCTCATATACAATTGCGCTCTCGTAGCTTAATCGGTTAAAGCGTTGGTCTTATGAGCCAAAGATTGGGAGTTCAAGTCTCCCCGAGAGCACCTTTATTTTTATTGATTATTATAACTTCGTAAAATGGTCATAATAGTAAAAAATGATATAGTATATTCAATATATTCTTACAATCAATATGGTATATATTTACATTCTAAAGCTGAAACAAGGTAAATATTATGTTGGTAAAACATCAAACCCTAATTTTCGCATAGAAAGTCATTTTAATTCAGAAGGCGCAGAATGGACTAAAATGTATAAGCCCGAAAAATTATTAGAGATTATAGATGGAGACGATTACGATGAAGATAAATATACAAATATGTATATGGATAAATACGGAATTGATAATGTAAGAGGTGGTTCATACACATCTATAATATTAGATAAAGAAACAAAAAACCATCTTGTTAAAAATAGTAATAGCACAAATGATAGATGTTTCAAATGCGGAAAGGAAGGGCATTTTGCAAGCAATTGTTGGTCTCACAAATCATCTGCTGCAAAATCTTCAAAAAATGCGATATATGCGGAAATTATGGACATTATGAAGTTAATTGTTATCAATTTTAAAGTAATATATTTAAATCTTTGCGAATTATATGTATATCAGTTGAAAACAGATATAAGAATTAGGCATATTATATATAATATGGGAGCAATTCCTCTCATATACATACAGCTATCTCAGCTCTCGTAGCTTAATCGGTTAAAGCGTTGGTCTTATGAGCCAAAGATTGGGAGTTCAAGTCTCCCCGAGAGCACCTTTATTTTTATTGCTTATTATAACTGCTTAAAAAGTTATAATAGATTACATAAATCTCATATAAATATATTTTGAAATATAAATATAAATGAACAAAATTGCCTTTATATTTTTGATATATAATGTTATAAATCACGAAGAATTATGGCATATGTTTTTTAGCAATATAGATAAGAGCAAGTACAGCATATATATACATTATAAATACGATGAGCGCTTGGAGTATTTAGAAGAGTTCAAGGTAGCCAAAAATATACCTACAAAATATGCCGATATTTCAATTGTAAAGGCGCAAAATTATATGTTATCTGAGGCATTAAAGGATAAAAATAATACGCATTTTATATTCTTATCCGGTTCTTGTATTCCTCTAAAACCTTTTGAATATATCTATGATAATTTAGAAGAGCCTTTTTCATATTTTCACATAGCTAATCCCGAGGAATGTCTCCCTGATTGTATCGCTGCACTAACATATATAGATATGAAATATTTGAACAAGGCTTCGCAATGGTGTATATTGAATAGAAAACATAGCGAATTGCTCGTAAATAACACGGAATATTTACTGTGGTTTAAGAGTGCTTATGCTGCAGATGAATTATGCTATATAACCTATCTATCTTATACTTACGGTGATAGACTCAGTGAAGAGATTAAAGCTACTTCATATAATTCACCTCCCGAAATTGCTACGACATTTGCGAATTGGGAAGGAATGGATTATAAATATGCAACAGATAGAGAATTAAAAAATTATATACATATAACACAGGCCGAATTGCTTCATTTATTAAAAAGCCCTTGTTTTTTCGGGCGCAAGTTTAAGCCCATAGCGGCTCAATCAATTAACAAGGATTTTTATTTAGATTATGTAGTCAAAAATGTCAAGAGCAAGATTTTCTATTAAGCCATACTATCATCTTCTCCACCACCCTCATATTTTCTCTTTTGTCCGATTGAAAGAGGAATATAATTCTTATAAAATAACAAATATTTTTCTGGAATATCCTTAAAATTATTATATTTATTCAATATAATTTCACCAGCTCTTTGATAAAGCGTGTTTGTATTATCGCTATTCATGTCTATGATATTATATATATATGATATAATCAATTTTTCTTTTATGTAGGTGTAATATAAAAATTACATACCTAACACATTATATTAGATAAGGTTTTTCTCTACATTTTTCATAATGATTTGGCATCACACATTAGTTGTTCCTTACAATTCTCCTCGCTAAACTCTATATACCTGTGATAACTGCCAAGACACCTAAACCTATAAAAGCACCTATAGGTATTATTTTATTATATTCTTTACCTTTTTTTCTATTATCTTCAATTAGTTTAGTTAATCTTTTAATTTCTTCTTTTTCCCTTTGAACTTTTTCTTTTTCCTTTATTTCAGGATGGATATATTGATAGTAGTTTATTATATCCATATCATATACCGATTTCAATTCTGCTTCAACCTTCCTAATAATTAGCCGCTCTTCATTGGATAATTTATTAAATGCTTCTTCATATGCTTTTTTTTCCTCGCGTTTTTTTTGCATTTCTTGTAAATGTTTTAACATATTTTTATTATATTCCATATTTTCTTCTTCAATAGCGGTTGTTTCGTTCAAGTGTCTTTTGATTCAATAGTATAATTAAAATAATGATATAATCAATTTTTATTAGTATAATATGCATTATAGAACATATTAAATAAAAAATACATAATATATACCTTTATCAATTATAATACATAATGCATACATAATGCTCGCTCCATTATCTTAGCATTATATATTATTTTATTATTATCTTCTATGTGTTTTTCTTCTTCAATTTTAGCATTATTTATTTTTTTTTCAACATCATTAATAATTTTCTTCTCTTCGTTAGACAATTTATTAAATGCATATTTGTATGCTTCTTTTTCCTGTTGTATTTTATAGTATTCTTGCTGTTCAGGCGATAGTTTCTTATATTCCATAGTTTCTTCTTTATTCGCTGTTGTTTCGTTCTTGATGCTTTTGATTCAATACTATAATTAAAATAATGAGGTAATCAATTTTTATTAGTATAATATGGATTATATAACATATTAAATAAAAAATATATACCTAACTATCCTAACTATCCTAACTATCCTAACTATAACCTAACTATCCTAAGACATATCTATATTAGACCAGGTTCTTTTCTAATTTTTTCATAATAGTATTAGCATCTTGATTAAGTCCTTCAATATAATTCTCCTCGCTAAACTCTAAATACCTATGATGACAATAGGAACAGATACGCAAATTTTTAAGAACAAGCGTCTGTGTATTATTGATAGGATAAAAGAACTTAGAATATTTACCTCCAGAATATGGCTTGAAACAATGAATTTCTTTTACATTATTAACGCCATTATTCTGTGAAGTATAGATAGACGGACTGGACTCTTCCATAGAGTCATTGCAGGGTCCGGGGCAAAACTTAACATTTGAAAGATCAACCGATATAATATCGCCATTATATTCAAAGATTTGCTTTGCGGTCGCTGTGGTATCTGTGCTAGCTGCGGTAGCTGCGGTAGTGGTAGCGGACATTATTCTCTTGCTGGCTGGCTGGCTGGCTTGCTGGCTTGCTTGCTGGTTGGCTGGCTTGTTGTTGGGTTGGCTATCAATCTATTTGGTAGGCAAGTAATATTCTTATATGTCTCATCAATTTTTATAGAATAAGTGTGTTTTTAGAACATTTTTTAAGGCTAATATCTGCGTGTTTTTTGGAGACGACGAAGATTACTTTGAATTACTAAATAAATGGGTCATTTCCTAAGTACGCCCCTATGGCTTATCTAATAATTTCTAATGATTAGCTCATTTGTCTTTGAACCCGGATTTTTTGAATCAATAGACCTTTTGCATACTAAAGTTTCTATGGTATAATTATATTCATTCGCAGAAAAGATATTGCGAATTATTTCTACATCTGAATTACTCATAGCCATTTTTATGTTTTTTTCCTTTAATGTATGTATTATAGCAAATAGCTCGTTATGATTAGCAATATCAAAGCCGCCCTTTGTATATCCTACAAATGATGTATTTTTTTCTGGAACATATGGCGGGTCCAGATATAGAAAATCCCCATCTTCAATATTTATCATAGATTCTCTAAAATCGCTACATTTAAATATAACGTCTTTGATTAGCTCGTGTATAATATCTAAGTGATTTTTGTTAATAATTTCAGGATTTTTATAATTTCCATATGGAACGTTGAATCCATTTGGGCCAACCCTAAATATGCCTCTGAAACATGTTTTATTTAAGAATATAAGCATCGCAGAACCAATTACTTCATTTTTCTCAACAGCACTTAAACCATTATATTTATTTCTAATCCAATAATAATAGTTTTCTTTTGCCTCTTTAGCCTCATCTAAATTGGCCGCTTTTCTATTTATATTTATGCTTTCGCCGCATTCGCCGCTTTCGCCGAAGTCATCAACGAGATGCTTAAGAGAAGCATATAATTCATTATGTTTTGATTGAATATTTTTATAAATATTAATGAGCGGTTCGTTTAAATCGTATGCATATATATTACCTCTTATTTTTATGATGTCTTTTTTGGCATATGATAATAAAGCTAATAATACGCTGCCTCCTCCTAAAAATATTTCCCTATAATTATTTATATCTACAGGAAAATTGGCAATAACTTTGTCAATTATTTGCGTTTTACCTCCCACCCATTTTATAATAGGTTTCACGGCTACCAATTTATCACCTATAATATCTCTAACAGTACCTACAGCATCATTAGAATCGCTCATAATAATTATAAAATATAACTATATATATATTATCAATTTTATATAAAGGGAAAAATAAATAAAAATAAAAAAATTGACAATTATAATAATATAATATACAATATAGACAATAGACGATGATGAGCTCTGCGAACTTTCAAGATTGGGAACCTGTTGTGCTGAAGAAGACCACCGTACAGAAACAAATCAATACTCAAAATCAGCCAGGATTTAAGGAGTATATCAAGCTAGTTGAAGATGATATCCCTAAGTTGAATAAGATTACTCGCGAATATGCACAGGCTATCGTAGATGGACGCAAAGCACTCAATATCACTCAAAAAGAGTTGGCGCAAAAAATGTGCGTAAAAGATAACATCATTAAGGAATATGAAAATTGTAGCGTAGTCAATTTCAATCTACAATTCTACAAAAGGATTCTCAAAGCTCTCAATATCAACCCAAAAACCGTTTGTAAATAGTAATAATGATATTAAAAGTTAAAAATAATTATATAATATACATTAGATTATCGGAGATTACATTAGGGTTTGCTTTATCTCTGGCAAGTTGAAAGTAGAAATCCATTTTCCTTCTACCTCACACATACACTCTTTCCAAGCATTATTTTCAGAAGTACGGTCGGGTCTTTCTACTTGATAATGTGTTTTAGTAAAATGATACAATTTTTTATATATTTTTTCATTATATATTATTCCATTCTTAGATGAATCATAAAAACCAACCCAAGCTTTATTGATACCAATAGTATGAGAAATGCGTTGTCCATCCATAAAACATTTTGCCATATCACGGCATCCGCGGGGCTCTACAATCTTATCAGGATTTATTCTTATAAACAATTCTTCATCTTCATCTTCTTCTCCGTCTTCTTCATCCTCTTTACGGGGTTCTTCCCACATTTCACCATCCATCAAATCAAAGAACATAAGAACTTCTTCGGGCGAAACCTGAAAGAACTCTCTTTTAGGATTAACTCTAATAGTATATTGTTCAAGAAGCTTATGAAGTGTTTTTTCTTTTTGATAAGGATTACTGACCTTTTTAGCAAACTCTATTTTGTAAGGCGCAGGAGGTCTCCAAGTATCCGCGACATTAGCTTCTTTCAATCTACCATCGGGAGTTCTCATAGTCATACCAATCTTTAGACTTTTCAATTCGGGATTTGAGAAACAGTAGATAAATCCGTATTCCATTTTAGAGCTTTTCTCAAGATTAAAATCTATCTCTTGCGTTTTACTCAGTCTTTAGGATTATAGGGGGTATAAAAAATAAACGCAAATCATTTTTTACTCTAATATTATAAATTATAGACCATTTTTATAATACTCTATCTATATTTCATCCAAATGTTTCCTAATAAGTTCTTGCCTAATACTATTATCTCACCATTCTCTATTTTGGCTCTCCCTTCCCAAGGCCTCGTTTTTTCTAATTTTTCGTCGCTACATCTCATAGCCGGATGTATCAAAATCTTATTTCCGCTTTTTAGCAAATCTTCTCTTACTTCTTCATAATTTGCCGATTTCCAATTACATATGCTATGTTGAACATCTATACTAATTGAATGCCATTTTTCTAACTCATCGCGACTCAATAACAGCCCCTTCTTACCTCCCATTTTCTTCGCACAGGCACTCGTTTTATATTGCGAAGGCTTCATAAATGTCTTACCATAATCTATAAGCTCGGTCTTTCTATTTTTATCCTCGCATAATTCTCCAAGTCTAGTATATTTTTCTCCTTGAAAACAATACTCGCCACTTTCATACACTCTTTCATTATTGTCCGCCATAATTACCACGTCTTTTTCCCAAAAATTACTCAGCGTTCTATACTCTTTCTTCGCTGAAAAGAAAGTTATAACAGAATTATTAAGAAGAGTTTTGCTCATAGCTTTTATCGGCTGTAATAAAATAATGTAGTTGTATTGAGTCAATTTTTCGCCTTATGCCTTGCGTTAGCACGGCCTAATCGGAATCGCTTGATGTTTCTGAGGATGAATCGCCTGAGTTGTCGGAGTTATCTACGGAACCCCCGCTGGTGTAAGGTTCAAAGCCGGAACTCATAGGTTCGCTCGTATTTTTTAAAATATGCGGGTCGACCAGCGTCTTTTTAGAAATATTGTTAAGTTTGCTGTAATCATTATCGGTAATACCTATCATAGATAGAATATCCGTGTTTTCGTCCATAGATAAATAAATCAGCGTCATAGAAAACACGAATATAATGGCAAATACTATAATATTGTTAGTTGTAAGTAAATCAGCTGATATATCATATTTTTTATTAGGATTTTCCGATTCCTCGTTATTTATATTTATATAATGATAAATACTAAATAATATTACAGAAATACAGGAAGCGTATAATATTAATATATACATTATCTATTTATTTTTTTTATAATTCTTATACGAAATATTACGCGCCACGAGAATACTCTAGGCTATACTTTTCAGCACGCCACGAGCAATTTATTTTTCCTTAAAACATTTATTGATGTAATCAAGGATGCTCTTGGGCTCTTTGAACTTGGCGACAACTCCCTTTTTCTCCTTTTCAATCGCCTTCAATTTAAGTTTAAGCCCCTTTATCTCCTCCTTATTAATTTTTTTATCAAGTTTAGGTATTTTCTCATTAATTTCTTCAATCTCATTATTAAGATTGCCCAATTTATCTTCCAAATTAGAAGTGCTAACATCAATATTACATATAATATCATTCATTACAGGATACGCGAACTGGCTTTTGTCATTGCTCCTGTCTATATAACTTATTAAGCCCGCGATGTTATTCATTATATCTAATATTTTATTATCGTTAATTATACCGTTATCATTACAGTATTTTGTTTTAAAATCGTCAAAGTTTTCAGGCATTCTTTCGTCATTTTCCAATAACAGATTGATTATCTTGATAGAACTCATCGGGTCTTCGGTAATAGGCGTAGCAGACATAATAATTAATCGGAGAGAGTTCTTTCCGGATACTGAATAAGAACGCTGAATCATATCCTGAAGTACGGCAGGATTGGGTTTTTCTACAGCCGACAAAGAATTGCTATATATCTTGTGAATCTCGTCTATTATTATTAGCGTCTTCTTGAATGGGTCTTCCTTCCCATTAATTTTCACCATCTTATCATAGAACTTATTTTTACCCTTAATCATATTAGTAAATTGCTTGTATGATATAGGTTGTATCCAGCTATCTCCTAACAACTCCAATCGTTTCGCTCTAAGCTTGGGAATCTCCTTGATTTCGCCACTCTTCAACTTCTCCTGTATTATTACATTACATATGTTGTCAAACATATTCTTCCATATATCTTCTTTCAGTGTATGTCGCGTAACCCATAATATAGTATAGCCCTCCTTATTAAATGTATTGGTAGCCGTAGCGATAGCCGTACAAGTTTTCCCAGAGCCTACGCTGTGATACAAGAAGATGCCCTTGTATGGCGATTGTGGTGTGAGATATTTTTGGACAAATAATTGCGTGTTAGAAAAGGATACAATCTTATTTTTCTCGGCCTTCTCGTCGTCTTTCTTTAAGTCGGCTATACATTTATTTTGAATAATAGGAATATCCCAATAATATTTCTTATAATTTTTAAAGATATATTTATTTAAATCTATGATATTCAGTTTGGTCTCAGGAGGTTTCTCCTTCTGTCTGTATTCTTTCATATTCTCGTTGATATATTTGTATATTTGTATGTAATTCTCACTATTTATTTTGTTAGCCCGCGATATCTCTTCTAATTTATCTAGCAATTTGTTGCCGTTTTTCTTAAAGAACACTTGTTTATTCTTCCATATTTCGTTAATAGCATCGCAATAATCTTTGCGCCTACTTATATGTTGGCATAAATCTGTTTTAGGAAATTTCTTATTAAAAGCTTTGATTAATATAGAGTCTTCAATATTAAATCGGATTTTCTTTTTAAAGACGCCTTCCCACGATTTATTATCATTTTCGTCTGAATTGGACTTTTTAAAATCCTGTAAATGTTTTACATATTCTATTTTAATAACTTGAAGAGCCGCTGTAATTAGTAAATTATCCGGGTTAAAGTCGCCTATATTATATTCCAGAATGCCTTTGCAATTCTTTTTACAATCAATGATATCAACATCATTTCTATAAGTCCCGCGAATATTATTAATTTTAATAATGCTCTTGTTATTTCCAAAACCCGTATTGTTTTTAATGTAATTTAAAAATCTATTATTTTTCGTTGAAATAAAATGGATATTTTCAGTGAGTGGCAAATCTACAGCAGAGGCTATCATAATATCCTCCAATTCTGCAATAAAGTTTAGGATACTTATATTCTCATTGCTATGTTTAATAAATAAATCGTGCACTGTCATATTATCATCGTATTTTATATTGTATCTATAAATATTTAGAGGCCAGCCTACATTAGGTATAAAAGGTAGTCCCGATTGTCCGCAGTATCGCGTACCTCTTCCAATTACTTGCGTATTTTCTGCTTTCGTTATTAGCGGCTCCAAGATATGCATATATTTTACATCAAATACATCAATCCCCTCCTTAAATCCCGAATCTAATATTAGAAAACGCATATTTTTACCATAAACATTCCCTTTTTCTCCTGTTTCGCGATTATTCATAATGGCCATCATATTTTTTTTGAGACCTACGCTCAAAGGCTTCTTATTAACTACGGATTTTGTCAATAGGCCGAAAGTATTGTAATTATCTTCATCTGCGTATTTTGTTTTTATAACACCGTTATTATAAACAGGTTTAAAATTGTTAGCTATCATAGCAGATGCTAACATTTTTGCACCATTACTGCCTTCAACATCACTGTATATGATATGTTTATAATATTTGCCATCAGCTGCCATATCCTTCTCGTCAAGCTCTTTGATTTTGTTCAACATATAATTAATTTTAGGAGACATAAATGCTAAATCTTTTAAAACGCTTTCTTTATTAAACTTATCAGAATCAAACTTATATTCAGGCTTAACGTGTGCCCATGTACTTGTATTACGAATACACAAGGCTTTCTTTGGTATATTGTTATTCATAATTCTATAATAAATAAACATAATTAAATAAATATTCGCAAAGAAGGTATAAGCATATAACTATATTATAATATATACTTTCGCGGGTTTCGGGTTTCGCATTTTCATAAGTAATAGAATAATGAGGACTGAATTAACTATGAAGCCTTTGAGAGATATTATAGATAATTATCAGATACCTGAGTTGCAGAGGTTAGTTGATAACGGGCATATTGTAAGTATGGTAGAAGACCAAAAGAGCGAATATGATAAATATAAGTCTTTTTCTATGCTACAGAGTTTCACGATTGCCTATATTGTTGAAGAGAAGAAGGGGTATATTTTAGACGGACAGCATAGAGTTGAGGCTTACTCGCGATTAAAGAGCGAAGGATATGATATTGATAATATCCTCGTGCCGATTGTAAAATATAATGTCGGGAGCATAGAGGAGGTTAATGAATATTTCAAGAAAATCAATAAACATTCTCCAATAAAACCCATATTAAACCTTGTAGCTGTAGAAAAAATAATTTTACAATGTTTAGTAGATAGATTTACAACTAACTATTTTAAAGGCGATTATTCTGATAGTATCGTAGGAAATGTTGAAAAAAACTATCAGTGTCCTCATATATCTCTGAATGATTTAGGGAAGCATATAAAGGCGAGGAATATCGTAGGAAAACTCGGAAATAGCAATAAAACTGAGAAAGATTTGTTTAATTATATATTGAGTGTTAATGATTATCTTGAAAGCATCTCGGCGCATCAGTTAGACCCGACATACACGAAAAGATTTGAGAAATGTAAAAATAAGAAGGAGAAGGAGCGATGTAATAACGTATGTTATTTGGGGGTTTTCAAAAATTACGAGTGGCTTGATTTGGCTTTACACGCTTTAATCAATTCGCTTGATATTAGCAATATAGGGATGCGATTTTTTCAAGATGTCTTGGTTAAAAAAGATAGAAAGACGATTCCTTATGAACTCAAAAAGAGGGTATGGCATAAATACAATAATAATGATATGAGCGGGAAATGCTATGTGTGCGATAAGAAACTTGAAATTAAAGATATGGAATGCGGGCACATAATAGCTCACGCATTAGGCGGAGAGATGACATTGAATAATTTACAACCGACTTGTAAAACTTGCAATCGCGATATGGGAGTTATGAATCTCAACGAATATAAACTGCTTTTCAAATAGATACTTATAATACTTAAGAATAAATAAAAAATGATTATTATTTTTAACAAAATTATTATCATAATAAATGCTAGTAATTTTCAAAATCTCAAGTATTCTATTGATGGCTATCTTCTATTCCTTCTCGATCTCCAAAGTGTTCTCTTTCAGTAGCCGGCCGAATATTATGAGATGCCCCAGTTATCCTAATATGAATAGCATATACAATTATACATACAGCTTTCAAAATATAGACGCTGTAATGTGTAGTAATTATAAATATATCATTAATGATAAAAAAAAACGCAATATATATCTAAGGCTACGAGAGAATATGGTAAATAGAAATGTATATTTGTAATCAGTTAGGGGGGGATATATCTATTAAAATAATAGAAAGATAAAAAAATAATAGAATAAGTTATTTTGTTTTTTTTGGTTGCTGGGTGTATCCTCTACAGAATACTGACATCAGGAGATATCATAGAATCTATTGGTTGGTTGCTGGGTGTATCCTCTACAGAATACTGAACATCCGAGAATGCCATAGATGCTTATTGGTTGGTTGCTGGGTGTATCCTCTACAGAATACTGACATCAGGAGATATCATAGAATCTATTGGTTGGTTGCTGGGTGTATCCTCTACAGAATACTGAACATCAGGAGATATCATAGAATCTATTGGTTGGTTGCTGGGTGTATCCTCTACAGAATACTGACATCAGGAGATATCATAGAATCTATTGGTTGGTTGCTGGGTGTATCCTATACAGAATACTGACATCAGGAGATATCATAGAATCTATTGGTTGGTTGCTGGGTGTATCCTCTACAGAATACTGACATCAGGAGATATCATAGA